ACAATATGTTAAAAGACCATTATTACTGCTTAGATTTTTCTGGCCTCACCCTAGAACTTGAATCCTTCGAGAACCAGGGCATTGCCTTAGAACTCTATTTCGGTGGGGGAAAGTCCCTGACCTTGGATATCTACGATGACCTGACGGAGAAATTCTCAGACCACTACCGTATTATCTGTGCGGTGCTAGATCCCTTTATTGTAGAACAATTAGAACAAGAAGTCAAAAAATGCTTTACGAAATGATGTCAGCCCAAGAGTACGGTGTACTAAAGGGCTATAGTGAAAAATCAACCCGAGTTCATCAGATTATCAGGTCTGGTAAATTTCCTAGTGAATGGGTGCAAGCACCTAAGAAGATAGGGAATCAATGGATAGTATTTGTAGATGTAAATTGGATTCGAGATGGTAGATGAGTTTATCGCCAAGCACTACGGGGAAATACCACGAGAGAAGCGTATAGCAATAGTTACTACCTTCGAGCTTCTATGGGATAAGTACGGACTCAGGTACGCCAAGTCTGCTACTCTAAGACATCACAAGCCATGACCTGGGTCTATGTTTCCTGCTTCATGATACTATCAGTCCTGATAGCTATAGGCATAGGTATAGTGAAAAAGCATAGTGAAAAATACTTCATAGTTGACTTTCTCATAGCATCGACACTTCTAATACTCATTAATTTAATTTACTTAATCACATGGACGACCTAGTAAAAACATTAGACCAATTAATCGGAGAACTTTACTTAATTAAAACAAACACAAAAACACATGAAAGAACTCATTTCAATCCAGGCGGAGCTGAAAGCTCCAAAGAATCAGTTTAACGCATTCGGGAAGTACAAGTACCGATCTTGCGAGGACATCCTAGAGGCTCTAAAGCCCCTTCTGTTGAAGTACGAATGTACTTTGACTATTGAGGATGAGATTAAAGAAGTAGGAGGTATTGTATTCGTTGAATCTACTGCTGCTATTCAGGTTGATAAAGAAGGTAGAACAGAAGGCAGAGCGGTTACAGCACAGGCTGGCATCGACATCAACCGCAAGGGTATGGATATAGCCCAGTCGTTCGGGAGCAGCAGCTCATATTCTCGAAAGTATGCACTCTCGGGTCTCCTGTTAATCGATGATACCAAAGACCCTGATAGTACAAATGACCATGGTGCAAAAAAGGAAGAGCTTAGTCCAAAGCATCCTAAGTGGCAAGGTGCCAAGGATTCACTAGCTAGTGGAAAAGTAACTATTGAGCAGATTAAGGCTGTGTACATTCTGACAGCTGATAACGAAAAACTTCTAATAGGATGAATTTTAAATGCAGAGCAAGTGCCTTGGGTAAGTTAATGACTAGCCCAAGGTCTAAGTCTGAAACACTATCTCAGACTACAAAGAGCTACCTAGAGGAATGGGTAAAAGAGCAGATTTACGGAGTTAAGAAGCAGATAAATTCTAAGTACTTGCAGAAGGGATTGGCCTTGGAGGATCAGGCTATCGAGTTCTATTCTGTTGCTATGGATAAGGACTTTATGATTAAGAACCTAGACCACTTTGAGGATGATTTCTTCACAGGGACTCCTGACTGTATGCACGAGGGTATAGTCTATGACTTCAAGACCTCATGGGACTGCTTTACATTCCCTCTGTTCGACCAAGAGCCTGACATGTGGTACTACTATCAGCTCCAGGTTTATATGCACCTGACAGGACTTAGAAAGGCCAAGTTGGTATATACTCTTCAGGATACTCCTGACTACCTGACTCATGAAGAGCCTGTAAGCTACGCTCATGTAGACAACAGCTATAGAGTAAAAGAGTTTGAGATAGACTATGACCCCATAGTAATTGAGACGGCTAAGGCTAAGGTATTGGAGTGTAGGGAATATGTTAAAGAACTACTAGCATGAGCGATATAACGATGTGCGATGGCATAGATTGCCCGATAAGAAGCAAGTGCTATAGATATACGGCAATGCCTAATTACTACCAGTACTACTTTATTGAGACTCCATACGAATATGACTACTGCGAGAAGTTTATATCCATGAAGGAGGAAGAAGATTTGAACAATAAGAAATTTGTAAACACTAGAGAAGAAGAACTATGACACCAACAGAAAAGGCAGAAGAAATTGTATTTAAATACGAAAAGTATTTATACGGATACTTTACTACAGACGAAGAGTACGCTAGATGTGTTGAGTGTGCATTGATTGCGGTAGATGAGATATTAGATTTGATTGATACGATTTATGATTATGATAGGGAATCATTAAATCCTTATTGGCAAGAAGTTAAACAAGAAATCGATAAGCTATGACAGATAAGGAAAAGCAACGAGAATTAATTGTAGAAATTATGAAAGCAGATGAGCAGTCAGGTATATACCCTGCTATGAACCAGACAGCAGTAGATTGGTTGTTTACCCAACTATGGGAGACACCAAGGGATAAGTTTGCTTGGCAAAGTATTTTGAAAGAAGCCAAGAAAATGGAGAAAGAGCAGATTGAAAATGCTTTTGATACTGGTCTGTGCGATGGCTATGACTATGGATTTACAAATGATTCCCCAACAAAAGAAAATGGTGAACAATACTACAAAGAAACCTACGAAGAACTATGAACTTTATTGAACTAGAAGAAGAGAATATAGGTAGCCTAGACCTCTCAGTAACCCATATCAAAGATGAAATCTATCAGTTTGCTTTCTACGATAGCTATTGGTATATCGAGGCCCTGGTAGTAAAAAACAATAGGAGATTCGACCAAATAGTAAGCTATAAGGTAGAATATGATTCAGTACCTATTAATGGTAATGAACTAGAACGCATTTTAACAAATATACTTGACTACTGCAACTACAACTACTAACATGACATCACTAACACAGGAACAGAAAGACGAAATAGTAAGACTTTACAAGCTAAAGGTACTTAACAAGAACATCGCAACGATTATAGGCATTTCTAGGGGCGTGGTAAACAACTTTCTCTACAAGGAATACCTAAAGACCAATGAGCGATCTAAGAACAACTCAGCACATCTTAAATTAGCTGACGAGGTAATTGAAATGTACAAGAACGATTACCCTTACAAGCAGATTTCAGAACGAACAGGACTAGCACATCACCAAATCTGTGACATTTTAAAGCTGACTACTTACCGTAGGCGGCAAGGAATAACCATAAAAAATCTTAGAGAAGTGCAACGATTATGGGAGGAAGGATACAAAATAGCTAACATTTCTTACAAGCTAGATGTACCATACGGACAGGTTCAGTACTGGGTTCGCAAGATCCGTACAGGGGTGTACACAAGTGTACACTAAGTGTACACTAAGTGTAAACTAAAATCGGCCTCCATTGGCTCCAATCGCAATAAGTGAACACTTTGAACACTTTTTGGGAAAAATGAAAAAAAATAAATTTCTAGGTGGTAAAAAAAAACACTTTAACAAAAAAAGTGTAAACTTGTAAACCTAAGCCAAAAAAGTGCTAAAAATCGGTCAAATTAAAGCGTGTAAGCGGTTTTAGGGGTTTACACTACACTGTACACTTAGTGTAAACTTAGTGTACACTTTTTGCCAAAAATAGCCCATTTTCTACAAACACTTGTAAAAACACATGAACGTCACTTTAGGAAGAGCAATCAACTTATTGAACGCTGGCTTCAGCGTAATGCCCATATCAGAAGGGAAGAAACCACTGATTTTATGGAAGGAATACCAGACCAAAAAGATAGAAAAAGCCGAGTTAGAACGGCTAGAGTCTAAAACCAAAGGTTATGGTATTATAACAGGATTTTATGGTACTGAATGTATAGACATAGACCTAAAAGTATTCCCTAGTGTACAAGAGGGTAAGAAATTTTGGAATGAGTTTATCGCATTTGTTTCAGATTACATAGATGACTTCGCTAGAAAGTTCGTTATCTACAAGACAATCAACTCAGGGTACCACATCATCTACCGATGCTCTAAGGTTGAAGGCAACAGAAAGCTTGCTACGCTTAAAGGACATTCTCAAGCTCTGATTGAAACTAGAGGTACAGGTGGATACATTTACATCTACGATAATCAGGTGAGCGAATTGTCTTATGAGCAAGTCCAGGAGATTACCTCTGAAGAGCGTGATCTGTTGATGAATCTATGTAAGTATTTTCACTACGAAGAGAGGGTAGATGAAACGAGGCCAAAAGAGGCCGATTACAGCGGTCTAACACCTTGGGATGACTACAACCATAGGAACAAGGCATTGGACCTCTTACAAGGCGAATTTAGTGCCATTAAGCACCTATCTGATCGTATAGTTCTACGCAAGATAGAAAGCAAGGATGCTCTGCATGGATTTATCTACAAGGACACAGGTCTATGCTACCTGTTTACTACTGCAACTATTTACCCACATGAGACACCGCTTAGTCCATTTGCTATCTATGCTTGGAAGTTCTTTAGTGGAAATTACTCTGATGCTGCTAGAGAATTGTATAAGGAAGGATATGGTGAACGCAAGATTAAGAAGGTAGAGATTGAGCGAATCGAGATTCCCAAGGAAGAGCTGATATTTCCGCTAGAAGTGTTTCCTGAGTCATTACAAAATTATATTCTGTTAAATCAGAAAACCTTAAATCATTCTATTGACTACATGGGTTGCTCTTTACTTTGGTACATTTCTATATCTATTGGTAACAGCTGCAAGGTGCAGGTCAAAACAGGATGGAGAGAGTCGGTAAACATTTGGCTAGGATTAATCGGTAAGGCAGGTCTAGGTAAGACTCCTAGTATAAATGCAGTCATATTCCCATTGGCTAAGAAGAATAGTTTTGAGATTAAGCACTATCAGAACGAATACAAGAAGTACAAGGAATATGAGAAGCTATCTACCAAGGATAAGAAAGATGTGGAGGAGGTTAAAGAACCTGTTAGAAAGCAGATTATTGTTAACGATGTAACTGTGGAGGCATTGGCGGATCTACACGAGGAGAACGCAGTAGGTATTGCAGTATTTAAGGATGAGCTTAATGGTTGGATTAAGGACATGAACAAGTACAAACCTGGCTCTGACCTAGAGTTTTGGCTGTCATGTTGGTCTAATCAGGAGGCTATTATGACTAGAAAGACTGCAAAGAGTAGCTTTATTCAGTCGCCATTGATTCCTGTTCTTGGAGGCATACAGCCTGGAATCTTCTCACAGATTTCTACCTTGGAGAACAAGGACAATGGATTCCTAGATAGATTGCTTGTCTGCTACCCTGATAAGGACATTGAGCATTACAATAGGAATGCAATAGATCAGGAGGTATTGGATTGGTACGAGGCTTATATGTCGCAGTTCTATAACCTGATTAGGAAAGATGTGTTGCAGTTTAATAAGTTTGGAGAGATTGAGCCTAGAGTTATTAGGTTTGATTCTGAGGCAGAGCATGAATGGGAAAGGATATTCAACAACATTACAGACATGCAGAACTCAGATGATATTTCTGAGTATGTAAAGTCTATGTTGAGTAAGCAGAAGGCTTACATTCCTAGATTCGCTCTGATTATTAACTCCATTACTGCTTACAATACTTCTAGCGGTTTTGATTGGGTAAGCAAGGATAGTCTCCTAAAGGCAGAGAAGTTGAGTAACTACTTTATTGCCATGTCTAAGAAGATTAAGGTGAACTCATTGGAAAGCTCTGAGCTAAATGAGTTGGTTCGCTCATTAAAGAATGAGTCTATTGAAAGAAAGATACAGCAGATTCAGGAAGCCATCCCTGACTTTAATAGGTCAGAACTTGCCGAGATGCTGAATGTTAGTAGAACAACGATATATAAACACTTGAAGAAATGATTGAAGCACTAGACGAGATTACGGAAATCCCATTCGAAGTATTTTGGGCGAAGTTTATGGACTTGTACCCAGGTATCTACGACCAATTTACTACAGAGGTATATTGGGTCAAGATGAAGGAAGCCAACAGGATATTGGCATTTGAATACCTTTGCAAGTTCGGTAGCGACTACAAAGAACCTTGGAAGCATTTGCATCACTTTGACCTTCCTTTCTGATGCGTCACGGATCACTATTTAGCGGAATAGGAGGTTTCGACTTAGCCTCAGAATGGATGGG